ATCCCCACCTTTATCTAAAGCGTTTGATGTTGAACCCATCATACACTTACCTATAATTCTACTACCTAATCGTAAACAAGTTTTTGTTACCCTCCAGTTGTTTAATATATTGTCTGGTCTTTCCCATTTACCACTTTCATCATGTACTAGTAGATTTAATTTTTCACCATCATAGCTATTGTCTCCAGTGTTTTTCCAGTCTATTGTTGTATCAAGCCCGGCTAATTCTTCTTGCTTTTCGTTTGCTGTAATTTTTTTACGAGTAAATTTGCTGGCTGGAACACGATAAGCCAACTCTGATTTGGGTCTATCCATACCATCTTGTATAGGCTTGAAGAAGAAAGGATAATTAATCGATATAGGTACGACTTTATCGGTAAACATTTTTTTAGCATCAGCTCCTGATTTAGACAATATACCAAATCTACTATCACTTGATATTGTGGCTTGATTCACTGTTTCTGCGGATGACATAAAAGAAAAACCACTACGTCTATTTTTTAAATAGCACATTCCATAGCATCTAGCGTCTGCTTTGCAAGCCTCCCAAAATATATAAAATAATCTATTAGCTTCGCGGAAATCTGGAGCACCAACATCTATTTTGCTCCATTGTAGGTACATGTAGTGAGTTCCAGTAATATAAGTTGGAATACCATTGTTTTTAAACCAAAAACCCTCATCTCTTCTTTTGAATTCTTCATCTATATAATCGTACCATTGCTCTTTTTGCTCTTCTGGATATGCTCTCCAGTCAAATATACTTTTAAGTTTACTCAATTCTTTAGGTTGATCAAACTGACGCCATCTATTTTCTTTATTAGAATAAACTTCACTTGGAACAGCTGGTAAAGCTATCTTTAACCCTTGTATCTCGTATATTTCACCTATTCGACCGGTTTTAGATATAACAACTATATCATTGTCTTTGTCGTAACCATACATCCATTTTTTAGACTTATTAAGTCTTTTAATAGTGTTGATCTTAACAGGTTCAATTACTTTATATAAACTTTGCTCGTAACTCATTTAGATCTTCCTTCTGCAAAACCTTTAAATACTCTATCCTTTTTTTCTTCAGACAGTTTTCCTTCAAGTATACTTTCTTCTTCTTGTATACGGTTTAATATTTCAAAAGCATCAAATATAGCTAGTTTTTTAGTTGCCGCAGCGTTCTTTAATCTATCGGCAGATACATCATCTTCAGTGTTTGTGATTATTTGCTCTTCAGCTACTTTTATAAGCTCTTGAACAGCTTTATGCCCAGCTTGGATTATACTTTTCTTCGTTTCCTTGATATTCATATTTAATTGTAATAAACTTATTCATAACCCTGTACAATCTTTTACCATCAATAACAAATTCGTATGTTGAAAATGGAGTGAAACCAACTAGCTCACCAATCTGAAATTCACCATCAGTATACTTAACAATACCAATACACTGTTCTTCTTTGTCTTCGCTAAATATATTTCGATTTTTTATTGGCTGTACAAAGCAATAACCATCCATTGCTTTCCATTTAGATTCTTTATATCTACTCCAGTTTTGTAATCTACGATAAGCAAATATTTGATCTTCTTTAACAAAGTATTTATCTTCTTCGAAATAACTTCTACTATTTCTTTCTCTACCTTTAACGTCATGCCAACGTCTAAATATATTGTGATGTACTATTATTATATCGCCAACTTTTAAGCTACCATTATAATTAATAGGCGTAGATATAACCTCTGCTTCTCTATTAATATATTCATGATTGAATATTTCTGTATTTAATATCAAAGACTTGTCGCCAATATCTACAGAATTATTATATCTATTGCCTCTTGGTTTAATTATAAAATCATTTAACGATCTCATTAATACTCAAGATTATATTCTACTGATATAGCCATATTCTTGTTAAAGTCTTTCCAAGGTAAAACCTCTTTTTCTTTTCTAATATATATAGAGTACTTATCGTCTTCTTCTATAATATCGCATATAGTATGACCACCATACACATCTTGTCCAACAGAATAATGCATGGCATCAATTTTATAATCCTTACCTATTGTTATTTTACGAATCAGTCTACTCATTTTTAGCGTAAGTTATAGTTCCAGTTTGAATATCAACGTCCATTTTGCCATACTCTTCTTCGAGCTTAGAGTTTAATTCACCCATTTTTTTATTTACAATATCTAATTCATGAAGCAGCGCGTGCTTTCTAGCTTCAACGTTACCAACTTCTAATTTTATTTGATTAGATATTGAAATGATTTGTTGAACTTCTTTTAACTGTTCGTCTGTGATTTTTTCTGGCTTAGCAGCCAAGTCAATTGTTTTTGCCATAATTTAATTTAATTAAAGTTATTATTAAAATTTATATTGCTGATAATCTAAACCCATGAAGCTATGTACTCCATTGTCGTTTACATCAGCAGCGTAATCAGCCCATCCATCTGGGTGAGTATATTGTAATGTTTCAGCTTCTGGATCAACTGGTTCTAAACCTTTCCATAGTACGTCTAGGTGATACTTGTCAGAAAGTACAGGTGCTTTAGTTTCTTCGCCTTCTTCATTGTATTCTCCTTGCTCTAAGACTATATATCCTAGTTTAACGATACAATGCTTGTGATTTGGGTATGTGTTACCATTTTCGTCAGTAGCTACTCCTAAAGCAGTTATTTTATCTTCTGCTTGTTCTAAGCTATCAAATTCGTATTTTCCTATCTTATTCATAATTAACTTGTTAACTCATCTAGCTGAGTGGTGTTAAACGCTTCTTTGTATATTCTTAATGCTTTTACTTTAGACAAACCTTGTGATGCTACGTAACCACCTCGATTGAAGTATAGTCTATCTATAGAGTCAGTAGGAGTCCAAACAAAAGTAGATGTGTTTAATTCTTCTTCTCCATCAGCGTATACTATAAAGCTTCCATTTTTAAAAGCAATAGCAACTTTACTTGTGTTAGCGCTAAGCGTAGCTTGAACACTAGTCTCTGTGCCGCTTGGCTCATAATAACCCCAAACTTTTAATGCTCCATTACTATCTGTACCAACATGTATAGAGTTAGACGTACTTCTGTTAAAGTTAAATATTTCTGTATTTTTTTCATACGATTCTAACTCTAAGTAAATAGTACCTTCTTTTTGTGGTATATCAATCTCATCTATACTCTCTCTTTGTACTATTTCTGCATCTCTAGTTACTTGACCGCCATTAGTAGGTATGTAAGAAGTTACGTAGGATTGCTCTTCTACTTGTGCGCCCCAAATATAGATACTACTAACTCCATCACCTACAAAAGTTACTTGAGCACTACTATCTTCAACTACTATAGTAAAATTATTTGGCGCATTCGCTAAAAACGTTACAGAGCATCTGTACCAACCATTACCATAATCTTCTATATTTGAACTTGAATAGTAAGTTCCTCCACTAGCAGCCACAGAACCATTGCTTAAATTAAATGACGCAAAACCATTGCTACTTGAACCTGTATTAAATCTAAGTCTTGTGTAACCATTTTGTTTGGCAAATACAGAATATGTTTTAACGTTAGAACTTGTTACATTAAAGCCTATAAGGTGAACACCACTTACTTTTGTTGGTTTTAGTTTTGCTGCATTTAAAATACCGCTAGGAGAAATAGAATCATTAGGTGTTGTTGTTGCACCGTTTTTATTCCACACACTAAAATCCTCACTATAAGTAATAAGATTTCTACTCGCAGGTTCAAGTAATAAATGACCATCAGTATTATCTGTAAAGTCTATACGAGGGGTGTTATCACCTGTTTCATTAACTATAAGACCATCACGATTAACATAAGTAGCATCTGTACCCCTAGAAACAGTAAACTCTGCATTCTTAAATCTACCATTAGTTTCTTTAGCAGCCAATAGATTACCATCTTTAACTGCCCAATTACCTTCACCTAATTTTACTACACCTTTTCCCATTATATTATTGTATATCCGTTAGCTGATGCTAGTTCACTGAATGAACCATAGTTAGTTACACCTGTTAGTAATTCTAGTTCGTCATCTTCAAGAGCCTCATTAAATACTGCTAGTGCTTTGACTTTACCTTTCCAATTATTAGTGCCACCACCATAAGAGAACTGCAAAGAATTTAAAGTGTTTGCACTGAAAGTATTACCACTTGTATCAGTTGCAACCTCAACACCATTTATCCATAACGCAAAATCATTAGCTTTATATTTTACTGCTACTTTAACAAAGTCTGAATAATCTACATTATTAGCTAAGTATGCTTGATTAACACCACCTACTTCTACTCTACCTGTAATATAAGGAGTAGTTTCAAATACAATGCCAACAGAGTTACTAGCAGTGCCATCTGTTATAGTTAGCCAACTATTGAGGTCTGTTGGATATGACAGAGCGTTTATCTCTGCATATAACACACCCTCTGTTGAGTTTATTAATGTACTATTACCACTACCTGTTAGTGTTTCTGTAGCTCTTGTAACTGCACTACCCGTTAGTGTTGGTATGTACGATGTGGTGTAGGGTAAGTTTTCAACTTGTGCTCCCCATATATAAATGTCAGAACCGTAGCCATCTCCCTCATTATTTATATAATAATTACCTGTGCTACTAGAACTCCAAGAATAATTAAATCTCTGCCAATCGCCTGTTGCTGTTTTTACATCAGATGCACCTAATGATGCTCCATCTCTATAAATCGTAAACTGATTATCTGTTCCAACTGTTTTAGCTTTTACCCAAACACTCATAGATTGAGCAGTAAATGTTCCTGTGTTAATATATGTACTTGCAGTAGCAGGGTTTTGCAATCTATAAACTCCTAAGCTACCATCAGGAGCAACAACATCGCTTTCATACGTTAGTGTTGAGTTGCTGCCTAATAAATGACTACTAAAATCCTCACTATAAGTAATAAGATTAGTAGAAGTAGGCTCTAACAATATATGACCATTCTCTCCATTACTATCATAGTTTATTCTAGCTAAATCACTTACAATATCTTGTACTAAACCATCAGAGTTTATTCTTGTAGCACTACTTGCTCTATCGAAGTCAAAGTCTGATGATACATCTTTTACAGATACGTTGTCTATTGAAAAAGTATCTGTACCATTTGCATATATAGTTAAGTTTTCTGATGAAGCGTCTGCCTGTGCATAATATGTATAATTGCCTTCTGTAAGATGTGTTTGATTTACTCTGACAGAACCAAAATCAACTATGTTTAAATTAGAACCTGTACTAGATAAAACATCAAAATTTATTTTGTATGTGCCACCTGAAGTTGTCGTAATTGCTTGAGATACATATTGGTAACCTGTGCCACTACCATCATAAGACGCATTACCATTACTAATACCCCAACCTGTTGTTTTAGTCCAATTACTATCTGTGTCAAAAGTACCATTAGTTACAAGTTCATCACCTGTATAAGTCTTTACAGAGTGTACCCTTGCATCACTTGTTGCAGTAGGAGTAAGTAGTAGTATAGTAGCTTTGTCTAGTACACCTAGATCGTCTATACGGTTTTTTTCGGCTACACTATCTGTACCGTTCTCGTAGTATGTAGCTCGATCTTTTAAAGCACCTAATAGGTTTACAAGCTTTCTACCAGCACTTTTGAATATGCTTGTATTTACACCTATCATTAGTACCCGAAATAAGCGATTGCACTACCAGT